TGCCTCCATAGCTCAGCTGGTAGAGCCACTGATTTGTAATCAGTAGGTCGTTGGTTCGAATCCGACTGGAGGCTCTCTTTCCGTATATGTATATTTGTGGATATAAAATACATATTCGGTTTATTTCCAAATGAAGAACCCAAAAATGATGTAAGTTCTTCCACATCCCTTATTGATTTTAAGGAAACACCTCTATTTTGTGTAGGGATGTTTAAAAAAATCATTATAAATAATACCAATTTCCATACTCAAATTTTAGAATTTTTGAGAGAGACCATGGATTCAGATTATCTTCTTAATTATGGTCAAGTAAATGAAATTGTTATATTTTTAAGAAGCTGGTTTTATATTAGTAAAATAGACCTTAATAAAGAACTAGATCAGGAAGCATTAAAATTTTATGCTGGTGAAGATCTAGAAGTCTGTTTAAAACTAGCTATATCTTTCTTTGAGGAGAGAGAAGAATACGAAAAGTGTGCCCACATGAAAAACATTCTTGATTTTATACAAGAAACATAAGATAGCTTGCTATCTCTCTCCTTTTTACATAAATTAACCAAAAAATCTATTATGAGAAACCCAGAAATCGCCCTACAAAAGACTGAAAAACTTGAAGGCAAACTTAAAACAATGTACGTAATGCTTACTCGCCCAGGTGTTACAGCTGATCAATACAAACAAGTAATAGCTGAATCGGAAGAAATTATCAGTGATTTAAAGATGATGATTTCAAGAGAATCAAACATTGCTTCAAGATAAAAAGTGAAATTAATAAACATGGTTGCAGAAAAAATTCAAAGTAACTGGTTAGAATTTATAGGTTACATTCAAGATCACATCCAATCTCCTAGAAAAGAGAAACTACTCGAATTTTATGAAAAGTACGGCGAGCGCATTGCTATGATGCCTGCTTCACATAAAAAAGAGTACCATAATGCTTTTGTAGGTGGGTATGTGGATCACGTTAATCGTGTTATTAGATGCGCTTTAGCCCTTCATAAAACGTGGGCCGACATGGGAGCAGACATTACCACATACACTAAAGAAGAATTGGTATTTGCAGCTTTAAACCACGATTTAGGTAAAATGGGAGATCAAAATTACGCATCTTATTTACCCCAGACTGATATGTGGAGAAGAGAAAAATTAGGTGAAGAATGGATGTTCAATAAAGAACTTCCATTTGCTTCAGTACCTGATCGTTCTTTATTTATGCTTCAATCTCACGGTATTTCTTATTCATTTAATGAAATGATTGCTATCCAAACCCACGATGGTTTGTATGATGAAGCAAACAAGAAATATTTGATGGGTTATCTCCCTGAACAAAAACCACGCACAGCTTTACCATTTATCATCCACCAAGCTGATCTTATGGCGGCTCGTATTGAATTTGAACAAGAGTGGTTACCTAAATTTCAAAATCCCGTGACCCCTAAACAAAATGGTCATAACGTGGGTGAAAAGAAACCTGCGGCTAAAACTAAAGCTTTAGGGAGTATTAAAAGTGAAGGATTAAAAAATATGTTAGATAGTTTATGATTGTAGCTATTATTATACTTTCAATTTTGGTCGTGACCTTAGGGTTCACGACCTTTAATCTCCTGCGTAAAAACGAAAAAGCTGAAGATGCTATAAATTCTTACCAGAGTCATATAAATGAAGTTTCTGAAATAATTGAATTTGTAGATAAAAGATTGACCGAATTAGATGCTAAGGGTCATTTTCAAGCTGATGATGAAATAGGTTTTTTCTTCCAAAGAGTAAAATTATTAAATGACCTATTAAAAAGATATAAAGTTAATTTATGATTGATAATGCAATAGAAAATGAAATATCTACTATAACACCCCCCAAAAAGAAAAAAGGAGTTCAATATTTCACCCAAGAAACAGAAGATGCCATTATAGCATACAATAAATCTGATGATTATTTAGAAAAAGAAAAAATTTATCAAGATAAGATACACTACGCTTTTTTTAAGTTAACAGAAAATATTATACATACCTTTAAATTCTACCATACTGAAGTAGATAATATTGAAGATTTACAGCACGAAATTATAACTTTTTTACTTTCAAAAATACACCTTTTTGATGCTAGTAAAGGTGCTAAAGCCTATTCCTATTTCGGTACAATTGTTAAAAGATATTTAATTATATCTAATACGAAAAATTATAAAAGAAAAGTAGACAAAGTACCCGTAGAAGAAATCCATTCAGAAGAAAAATTTTCATACGTTATAGATGGGGATAATCCTAATGTAGATAGGTTATCTATTTTTTTAGATAAGTTTGTTGAACATTGCACCGAAAATTTATTTGAGATGTTTCCTAAGGATAATGAAGCAAGAATTGCTGATGCTATCCTTGAACTTTTTAGGAAAAGGGAAAATTTAGATGTATTTAACAAAAAAGCTCTTTACATCTATATAAGAGAAATGGTAGTTGATGTAAAAACTCCTCAAATTACAAAAACTGCTAATAAATTATACGATGTATTTAAATCAAAATATCCCTACTATTTAGAAACGGGTATTATAAAATTTGTTTAACCTCATATTTATAATAAATCTATAATTATGAGTCAATTCGATAAAATAGTATTTGGTAATAAAAAATTTTCCGATATTTTAGAGGAAATTTATAATAATCAAAAGAAAAAAGATAAGCAAGTTAATACTTTAATTAATGAGCTTAAACCTATGATCGAAGAAATAGGTGATGCAACTCTTTTAGTACCTCTTATTAAAGAATACCTAGAGATAGGGGTAAAAAACGACGACTTACTTATTAAAATGGCTGCTTTAGCACAACGTGCTATGCAAACTAATACTACAGAAAGTAGTTTAGGTATATCTGATGAGGAAAAACAACAACTTTTAGATGAAATAAATAAATTTAAAAGTGAATAATGGGTAATGCTCTTTTTTTTGGAAATAATTCTAACAGTACTATTGATAGTTTAAAGACAACTTTAAATGAAGTTTATGTACCTGTTAGAGTTCAAAGTGTTGTTTTTGATGATACTCACCCAAGATTTAAAGAATTAGGGGGTTGGAGTGCTATTGGAACTGTTGAATTTAGTTCTTTTAGAGATCCTTTTGCTCAAAATACTTTAACTTATCAAACAGCACGTCCATTTTTTCCAAATATAAAGCAATTTCCTTGTCAAAACGAAATTGTTTTACTTATACAAGGAGTAGATAGTATTCAATCCCAAACAAATGTTACAGATACAACAAACTATTATGTATCTATTTTAAATATTTGGAATACACCCCACCAAAACGCTCTACCAAACCCATTCCAGCAAGCTAATCCTAACCTTTCCCAAAAAGATTACCAAACAACTTCTGCAGGTTCAGCTAATATTTTTACAACTGAACCTGAAACAATATCATTAGGCCCAGGTTTTGTTGAACAAACAGATATACACCCATCAAAAGCTTACCCGGGTGATATAATTTACGAAGGTAGATGGGGTAGCAGTATTCGCTTTGGTAGTACAGCTGAAAATAGAAATATAAACTCTTGGTCTTCTACAGGTGCTATTGGTAGCCCAATTTTAATTTTAAAAAATGGGCAATTTGATTCACCAGAAGCACCATGGGTACCCTTAAGTGACGATATAAATTTAGATGATTCATCTATATATTTTACAAGCACTCAAAGAGTTCCTATAGAAGTTTCAAGTACAAATGATTACTTTAGTTATAAATCTAACCCACCCACAACTCCAGATCAATATGCTGGGAAACAAATTATTTTAAATTCTGGTCGGTTAGTTTTTAACACAACAGAAGATCATTTATTATTAAGTAGTAAAAAATCTATAAACTTAAATGCTGTTGAATCAATAAATTTTGATACTACAGGAAATACTATATTACAAAGTAATAAGTTATATTTAGGTTCTAAAAATGCGACTGAACCCCTTCTTTTGGGTAATGCTACTGTAACTCTTTTAAACAGTTTGTTACAAGCGTTACAACAATATGTTACTATAACACAAACTTTAGTTAGTACTCCGGCTGGGACACCCTTAGTTCCTTTAAATATTGCTTCAACTAACCTTTTATCTGTTATAACAGCTTTAAGTCAACAATTAGATTTTATAACTTCTAAAGATAATTTTACAGTATAATGCCTACTCCACAAGAAATAGAAGCTTCAAGAAATTCTTTAAGCCAACTTCGCAAGTTGAAAGGAGATAGTATTTCAAATCTTAATTTTAATTCTGCAGATATCATTTCTAGTTTATCAACTTCTGATAAACCTAAAGGAGTTTCAAAAATAATAACTTTTTTAACAAATAAAGTCCAAAATATACAAACTAAAGTTTTACCATCTTTAAACTTAATAGCTTCTCAATTAGGTATACAGAATTTTGGGACAGCAAATGAAACTCTCCCAACAACTTGCCCTACACCTGATCAAATTGCTCAAATCTTACAGATAAGAGATAATATTGTTTCACAATTAAACGAAGTATCTGCGGTAGTACAAAAATACTCTGGGGTTTTTAATAAACTATTAGATGGCATTAATTCTCAAATTGCTATTATTTTAAATTCAAAGCAGGCTAAAAAAGCAGTTTCCAACACACAAAAATTAACCTCAGCAGCAGCTAAAGTAGTCCCTTCGCCTCCAGGATTACCTGGATTTGTTGGTTCTCTTTTAAGTGATTTAGCAGCGGGGGCAAATGCCTTAGATAATGTTATAAAAAACATTCAATTTGATGATTTAGGAAATCCTAAGTTAGCAGGTCAAATAGGTATTTTTAATGCAGGTTTTACTACTTTAACTTATTTAGATACAACTATTCAAAATATTATCACTAAGTTAAATTCAATAGATCAAGTTTTATTAAATTGTGGAGCAACTTTAGCTCCATTAGATCCTAATCTTCAACAAGTTTCAACTAATTCTAATGAAATTCTTTATAAGGGATTTATTTTAAAAGTTGAAGATATAAAATTTAATGATACTTTAACTCAAAAAATAGGAGTAGCATATAATAAATCGGGAATAGCATTACTAAAAACAGATGCTTCCTTTACAAGTGATATACAAACCCTAATAGACACTTTAAAATTTATAATCGATAAAGATAATTTAAAAGCCAGTTAATTTAATATTTATAAACATGAAAGCGCAAGACTTTAAAAAAATTATTAAAGAAGCCGTAAGAGAAGCTATCCAAGAGGAATTAAAAGATATCCTTTTGGAAGCAGTTCGTGCACCTAAAGCACCAATCATTGAATCTCCTATAGGAGGAATAGGGTATGGAGTAGCTAATACAGGTACTCCATTAACACCTCAACCAAGTGCTACATCAGCAGCTGATAAAAGAGCTATGATGGAAAGTATTATGGGTGACCTAAGAAGAGGACAAGACACCCTCTCATTCACTTCAGCTGATGCGGTAACAGCTAACACTTTACAAGTTGCACCCGGTATGAGTACTACAGGTGAAGGCTCCAAATTACCAGATGGTAATGTTGGTTTAGATATGATTATGGGATTAATGAAGGGAGGTAAATAATGGCGTTTGATGCAAGATACATATTTCCAATTGATCAAAATGCTCGAGCAGCAGTAGGGGTTAATCTTCCTTTCTCTGGAAATTCTGTATTTACGCCTAATTTTACTACCAAAGATGCTATTAGATATAATTTAATAAATTTTTGCCTTACAAACACAGGTGAAAGACCATTAAACCCTAACTTTGGAGCTAATTTAAGACAAAAACTATTTGAACAAGTTTCAGGAAAAACATTAGCAGGAATTGAAGATTCATTTGGTGAGTTAATTAAAACTTATTTTCCTTTCGTAATCGTAGATGAATTAACAGTTCAAGGATATGCTGACTCAAACGCTATCTTAATTACATTAAAATACTCTGTACAAGATACAGGTATTACAGATACAATATCATTAGAATTTATATAATGGCAACAAATCGTAACATACAATATATAAATAAAGACTTCGGTCAGTTAAGACAAGCGTTAATTAATTACGCTAAAACTTACTTCCCTACAACTTATAATGACTTTTCACCATCATCACCAGGTATGATGTTTATGGAAATGGCCGCTTATGTAGGTGATGTCTTAAACTTTTATTTAGATACTCAAATTCAAGAAACTTACCTTGAATATACCCGCGAAAGTCAAAATTTATATAATTTAGCTTATATGTTTGGTTATAAACCAAATGTTACCGGGGTTGCTTCAACAAATATAGATTTCTACCAACAATTACCAGCTAATGCTGTAACTGGAGATCCTGATTGGTCATATTGTCTTTCAATTGAACCTAATTCGGTTATTACATCCAATGTTAATGCAAATTTAAAATTTTTAGTACAAGATAAAATAGATTTTTCTGTTTCAAGCTCAACAAACCCAACAGAAATTAACGTCTATTCATATGCAGGAACACAACCTACATATTACCTATTAAAAAAGACAGCCCCAGCAATCTCAGCTACAATCAATACAACAACATTTACTTTTGGGGAACCAGTTGAATTTGATACGGTTGCCATAGCAGCAGAGAAAATTATTAAGGTTTTAGACATTTTTGATAGTGATGGTAACGAATGGTATGAAGTACCATACTTAGCTGAAGACGCTGTTTATGATACAATTCAAAATACCCCACAAAATGACCCCAACTTCTCAGCAAATAATGACGAAGTACCATTTCTTTTAAGACTTAAATCAGTTCAAAGAAGATTTGTAACTCGCTTTATCAATTCAGGTTCACTTCAAATCCAGTTTGGTGCAGGTACTACGAACGATATAGACGAAGTAATTGTACCTAACCCTGATAACGTAGGTTTAGGTTTACCTTACACTCAAGATAAAATGACTGTAGCTTATTCACCTACAAACTTTATCTTTACTAAAACTTATGGTATTGCTCCTTCAAATACAACATTAACAGTTAGATACTTAACTGGTGGAGGAGTTGAAGCTAATGCAGCTGCTGGAACTTTAACTAACCTTAGTTCAGCAAATATCAATTTCTTAAACAATCTGCCAAACTCTGCAGCTTCACAAGCAAACACAATATTCAATTCAGTCGCAGTAAACAACCCAGAAGCAGCTTCAGGAGGTCAAAATGGTGATACTATAGAAGAAATTAGACAAAATACTATTTCTAATATAGCTACTCAACAAAGAACAGTTACACCACAAGATTATCTTGTAAGAGCTTTAAGCCTACCTTCAGAGTACGGTACAGTAGCTAAAGCTTATATTGAAAAAACAAAACTTCAAAATTTACTACCAGGTGAAATACCTACATCATTAGATTTATATATTTTAACTTATGATAGTAATGGCAATTTATCAAACACCTCAGCAGCTTTAAAAAATAATTTAGCTACTTACTTAGCTCAATACAGAGTTTTAGGTGATTCAGTAAATATTAAAGATGCTTTTGTTATAAACATTGGAGTTGATTTTGAAATAATTGTATTGCCTAATTTTAACAGTAATGAAGTATTATTAGCTTGTAATATTGCATTGCAAGAAATTTTTGCTATAAGAAATTGGCAAATTAATCAACCCATAATTTTAAGTGACCTCTTTGTTGCTTTAAGCAGAGTAAACGGAGTACAGTCAGTTTCATCTATCAAAATTACAAATAAAGTTGGGATCTCTAATGGATATTCTCAATATGCTTATAGTATAGAAGGAGCAACAGTAGCAAATACTATTTATCCTTCATTAGATCCTATGATATTTGAAGTAAAATACCCATTAAATGACATTAAAGGAAGAATTGTAACATTATAAAATGGCTGTATATAAAATATTCCCCTCTCAAGACGCTACAATCTACGCCCTATTCCCTCAAATGAATACGGGTTTAGATGAAATTCTTGATATTACTAATTTAAATTTTGCTATTAGCAGTAGTGCTCAAGTAGCCCGAGCACTTGTTAAATTTAATCAATCCGATATAGATAATGTTTTAAACAATCTTGTAGGGGATTATGATTGGAGTGCTAGCTTTAACCTTTATATAGCAACTGCCCAAAGTATAAACGTAGATTATACAATAGAAGTATACCCTATATCAGGTAGTTGGGGTATGGGTACCGGAAAATATTTGGATAATCCAATTTCAACTGATGGTACTAGTTGGAAATGGATGAACTATGAAGGCGGTAAAATATGGCCTACAGCCAGTTTTTCACCTTATACTAGCGCGTCATTTCAATCAAACAATAAAGGTGGTGCTGTTTGGTTTACCGGTTCTAGAAGCAATACTATAACGGTTCCTAAAACTCAAACATTTACATATTGGAGTGATAAAGATTTAAGTGTTAACGTAACAGATATTGTAGATGCCTGGAGAAGTAGTTCTTTAGGTGTAACAGGAAGCTACACAGACATTAAAAATGAAGGATTTATAGTAAAATGGGAAGGTAATATTGCAAATCCAAGTGCAGGAGTTGAATTTAATCCTGCAAAAGCAGTACAACCTGTTTTACAATACTACTCAGTAGATACTCACACAATTTACCCTCCAGAACTTCAAATAAGCTGGAGAGATTATAGCTTTAATACAGGATCTTCAGAAACTACAATTGTCCCTACAGACAACATATATGCTTCTATTGCGAATAATATGGGTTTCTATTACAGTCAAAGTGTTCAAAGAGTTAGAGTTGATTGCAGACCAAAATACCCACCAGTAGTATTCCAAACCTCTTCTTTGTATACTAAAAATTACTATTTACCTACTGCTTCATATTATGCTGTAAAGGATTTAGATACAAACGAATATGTTATTCCATTTGATCCTAACTTTACTCAAATAAGTGCAGATGCTCAGTCAAGTTATTTTGACTTATACATGAATGGTTTGGAACCTGAAAGATATTATACTATATTACTTCAAACTACAATTAGTGGTTCTACTATGGTATTAGATATGCAATATAATTTTAAAGTCATTAATGGATGAGCCAGGAAAGAATAAACCTTAATAAACAGGTTTTTGATAAAAGACAGTATGAAAAAGTAATCAATACTTCTTTTACTCAATTAGTCCCTGCTTCAGGTTTAGAAACAGGCTCAACTTTACCATCAGTAGATGAATTTTTTACTTATTATGATGAGTTATTTTTTCAAATTCCAAAATTTGGACTTACAAACTCACACGAATATCTAATTAAAACCAGCCAAGCATACGTAGGTAATGACTTACAGAATGAAGAAATACAAGCCTTAATAGCCGAAATTACAGATTTAAGAGCAGAAAATTTAAACTTAAATCAACAATTATTTGATATACAAAATACAACAATAACTACAAATGGCTGAGAATATTACTAATATAGTTAGAGTAAATCCCCAAACCTTTGAAAGTCAAACCTACAGTACAACTGATGAGGCAATTATCTCTAATCAGGTTATAGTAGGTCAATTTGGGTTA